CAGATGTTCAGGTAATCCTTGAGTGTTTTCTGCTACAGATTTTGTTTCTGGTTCTTCATTCATCTTTTTCCAATCACCAGCCGCAGCAGTTTCATTTAAAATATCATTTAAAATATTATCCTTTGTGAGAGGAACATTATTTGATGGTAATGTCGGAGTCGGAACCTGTGACTGAACATTTGTTTTTTTAGTTGGAGACGAGTTAAGTTGTGCTCCTATATCTTCTACTATACTATTAGATCTATTACTAACTAACACTTCATCTAACTTTTTTTCAAGTGCAGTAAATTTATAATCTAACTCTTCTCTTACTACTTCTCTTATTAACTTCTTAAATATATTAACCTTCATTTTGACTCCTATCGTTTTGTTCTATGTAATGATGTGTACTCAGAAAATTTTCTGATATTTTTTTCTCGGTATCACCTTCTGGTACCATTTTATTTAATTTAGTTATTATCTTTTGTATATCAATAAACATTGGTGCTGAGTTTTGATCCACTAATGGAATCGGAACTCCTTGTACCAATGCTCTTGATTTTTGTAATATACCCATAATCTCTAATAATATTAATCTTAACTCGTTACCTAATACCATAGGTTCATTTTTATACCTAGCTCTTTCCCCTAAATAAATATTATTAGAATTAATAACTGACTTACCTTGGTTATTTAAAGTAAAGTTTTGTGCAGCGCCAATGTTAATGTTTTTTCCAGAGGATAAGATTAAATCTCCATTATTAGTTCTAGCATCTAAAATTATATTATTTGATGTAATTAATATTTGTTCAAATTTTTCCTTATTTTTTTCCCCTTTATTTTGTTGGGAATAATTATATATAACTGAGTTTATATCTTCAGCTTTCAAACTATCACTGGGTTTAGTAAAAGGTTTTTCATCATTACCAATTAATATTTGATATCTTGGATTTTTTATTTCTTTATTAAAAGCCGCGTCCGTGGATAAGTAAAATACACCATGATGTTGTCGTATACTACCATTCTGAATTAAAGATATTAAAGAACCATCACGAGTGCTTTCTATTCCTGATTCATTTCCATTACTAATATTTAAAATAGGAAATCTATCACGAGAGCCTATTCTTATAGCATTACCGTGTCTACCCTCAAAAACCAAGTCAGTATGTTTTGAGGTATGGTGATCATCAAAGTTATATCCATCTAAATCATAACTTCTATTTTTAATTAATTTATCTACTTCTGCTATTGGATATCCTTTTCCATACCCATTAGGTAAATCTAGTTCATCATTTTTTCTCTTTAGAGGATGTGCTGGATTAGAACCGAAATTAGGCTTATTAAAAGAATTTATTGGACCTATGTAAAAATATTGTTCATTTATTAAAGTTATTAATACCAAATCCCCCCTTGTTACGGAGTCACTAATCCCTCTTATTAAGGGAAATGCCGGAACTGCTACACTCGTGGTTGGTAGTGAAGAATCTAGTGGAATAACTTGAATTGCCTGTGATGATACCCCCCACACCCTATTACTTGGTTTATCTTCTTCATGTAAATGAACTTGTTCTACCCCCCCTAAAAAAAAGTCTATATCCTTTTCTACTAAATTTTCGTATAGTCTACCTAAACCTAGCATTATGAGTCGCCATATTTTTGTCTTATTTCGGTTACATCAACAATGTCATCTTTCTTCTTCTGAAGGTCTTCTGCTACATCCTCAAGAGAAGCCATAAGTTGTTCTTTTTCTTCTTCGGATAATAGACCAACATCACTATCATCAATTGTTTGCTTGGACATTATTCTCTGATATAAAGTGGCTAACTTAACAAGATTGTCATCGTTCTTAATACCGACATCCATAAGTTCCTTAATAATAGGACCTACAATGGCGATGTCTTCAATACCTTGTATGTATCCATGCACCTCTTGGATTAACAAGTCGATTTGAGTTTTCTTTAACTTGTTATTCTCGTATATCTCTTGGGATAAATCCGAGAAGTTTTTGTCACCGAATATTTTAATATCTTTTTCCATAACTATAAATATAGTATGGTTACAATATTACACTAAAGAACCTGTATATCTTAGGTTGTCTATATGACCTTTACTGAGAACTTCTTCTTGGATTTTGGGATATATTTTACGAAATATATTTGTGACTTGAGTTATTTTAGATGTTTTAACATCTGTCATTTCACGAATCATTATGTATATTGCCTTTTTATTAAAGTTATCAATATTATCTTTATTTCTACAAAGATATAATATTGATTCAGCAATATCTCTATCCTGTTCTTTTGGAAAAAGCCTCTCTACATTATCTTCGAAATAATCTAAAGTTTTTCTAAATATCTCAACTGATGGACTTTTTTCTATGTCTTCATCATCATGACCATGGCCGTAAAGTACATCAATGTCATCGTGAATTTTCATTTTTTTATAGTTAGCATTATTATTTAATATAAGATAATTTTTTGCTACAACTGAAAAATAACTAAACGCTTTACTACCTTTAGTTTCATCAAACTTATGCATATTTAAAACTAGATTAGAAACCACTTCTTCTTGTAAATCTTGAAATCCATATGTAAAGTAACTAAACTTAAATGTATTGATTATATTTTCAGCAAGTTTAAGAAATGCCGGATGGATAAGTTCCGTGTATATTTTATGTCTAAATAAAGTATCCTCTGAATGATTATATTCTATAATTGCATCATGTACTGGTGTTCCAAAATATATTTTACTTTTCTTTCGTCTTTTTTTCTTTAATGGTGGCATCTTCAACCTCGGTTTCAAATAAATTATTTAATTCGTTCCCAAGTTGTTTTATTTCCGTAAAGAAAAAACCAACTTCATCATCGGATTCGAATGTTCCCTTATCATCTATGATTTTAAGTTGAAGTTTTATGTGTTCTATAGTATTACTTATGTTTAATATAATGTTTTCGTAGTTGTTGATACGGCGTAATGCGTAAAAAGTCACCACACCTGAAAGGGTAGCGACAATTCCTAATGTAATGGTAATTATGTAATGTAACAATTAAGACTCTAAATTTAGTATTTTATCATCTATTAAATCTATGACTTCTATAAGTATTTCGTTTTGATCTTCATCTGTTTCAACTTCTAATAACAACGCTTTTAAATCTTCTAAAAAGATTATCATTTCGCTATCCATTAAGCATCTCCTACTATTTGACTAAAGAGTTGTAGGAGTTCTTCTTCATCCCACTCAACTAACTCTTCAATATGTTTATCTAATGTCGAAACCATATCTTTCAAATAACCATCTTTAAATTGTTGTATCGTCTTATCATACAATTCAGGATTTTCTATCTCCAAGACATCAAGTATCTGATTTATTAAATCGTTAGCATCTGTTAGATTCTTCCGGACTTTATAAAACATTTCTTTATGTCTTGATTGTTCTACCTCTAAGTCATCTATCCTACTTAGTATGAAAGATAATACTTTAATGATTTGTTCGTTATTTTGTTTTTGTTCCATATATTCATAAATATCTACCAATCAACCAAATCACTTATATTTAAGTATTAAGCTTTTAAATTTTAATATACATCCATTCCAATATCACCTAATGTTTTTAAGTCCTCACGACCATCACATTCGGAGTAATCATCAACAGCAGTATCATCTAATTCACCTTCATTAAAGTAATCAAGATTGACTCTCTTGTTTTCTTTATAATTAGGAGTAGATGATGAGTGTCTATCCATAGACTTCATTTGCCTCTTATCATCTGCTGACAATTCAAATTGAGAAATATCAATTGTTTTAGTTTTCTTCATTATTAACCTCTTATTTTTATTATTATTATTTAAATTTTAGGGGCATAGAAGAAAGGAAGAAAGAACTATGCCCCATAAGAACCTCTAAAAAGATCGAGATTCAATTCTTTGAGAACGATAACCTATTTAAGTATCCATAATAATATACAAACAAATAACCATTAAGTCAAGCATTATTTTTGAGAACTTGAAACTAAGTTATTTGAAACTTGTTCACTAAGTAGTGATTGTATTGTGAAATATAAAGAAGGATTTCGTTTCAATAAATCCTTAAAATCTTTTTGTGGCCACACCAAACATTCAGTATTATGTGATACTCTACAAGTAGCAGTTGCTGGTTTCTCCGTAAGGAAAGACATCTCACCTACAAACTGACCATCTTTTAATTCAGCTACTTTATTATCATTAACTAAAATATCCACCATCCCATTGTAAATAAGAATTAAATCATTTACTGGCTTACCCTGTGTAATGATTGGTAATGGTGCTTTAAACTGTTTCCACTCAGCAACTTTGGTAATCTTTAGAAACTCTACGGGAGTTAAACCACGAAACATAGTTTCATATAATTCCTTTTCTTTATCTGACATATGAACAGGTCGTTTTTCATATATGATAACTGCTATGTGGTATACATTTACGAGTACAAAAACAATATTCCAACCTATTGGAAGCCACATCGGTTCAAGAGGAATATAAAAATTATATAATACAGAAAATAAACTTGCTAATATGGATAAGATTCTAAGGTATAATATATCCTTTACTAAAAAAGAAAAGGCAATAAGACCAAATGCTAAGTGACCAGCTATCGTAGCAATATTCATTTTAAGTTTTTAAATACTCGTTTAACATAAAAGTTATTATTAACATAGGTGGGTGAATACTTTTTAATAGCCGTAGGACCGTGACTATAAGCCGTAAGTGTAGATTCCAAATCATCAAAATGACTATCCAACTTAGATAGATATTTTATACCCACAGTTACATTTACATACGGG